TCAGGATCAATACGGTTCGATCATCAAGCTGTTGATGCTGACCGGACAGCGTCTCAGCGAGGTTGCGGGGCTGCGTTGGTCGGAGATTCATGGCGATGTGATCGAGCTCGGTGCCGAGCGCGTTAAGAACGGCAAGCCGCATACCGTTCCGATCAGCCGAGCCGCGGGAGCGATTCTTACTACCCAACCCCGGCGAGCTGGTGCGGACGGCAAGGTCCGGGACCCGATCTTCGGCTACGCCGATGGGCCTTACGGCGGTTGGTCGCACAGTAAAAAGCGACTCGACAAAACCATTACCAAGCTCGCGGGGGAGCCGCTCGCACCGTGGGTCATCCATGATCTTCGGCGCACGGCCGTCACCGGAATGGCCGACATCGGAATAGCACCACACATCATCGAAGCGGTGGTCAATCATATCTCGGGGCACAAAGGCGGTATTGCCGGCGTCTACAACCGGGCAACCTATGCCAGTGAGGTACGTACCGCATTAGAGACGTGGGGCAACCACGTTATGGCGGTCGTCGAGGGCCGCGATCAGCAAAGCAATGTAATGACATTTCGGCGCCCGGCGTAAGAGGCGCTCACCATGCGCGCGCCGGCCAACAAGCGCGATGACGCCGAGATCATCAGCGACATCATCAAGGCGTGTAATGACAAGCCCCTGGAGGAGGAGGTCACGATCCTAATTGGGGCCCGGCGCGAGTCGATGAAGCATCCTCCATTAGCCGGCTTTCGAACAACCAACAGGGAATACGTAGCCAAACTCCGCAAGTGGATAGGGCGGGGGCATGAGCTTTTTCGCCACATGCCGAAGGATTTTAATCCGGGGATGCTGTTTGATCCTGATTTTGTCCCCGAAAATGACGATGAGCAGGGTCCTGAGGAACGGGCCTTTTTCGGGAACATGGCGTGGTTCCGCCAGCGGTTGGACGAGATCGAGAGCGCGGACCTCGGCAGAGATCGCCGCGCGGGTTATCTGCAGGAGTGGGCCGCCATTTCTGCGCGAGAATTATGCGAGCGGCACGGCTTGCCCTTAGCCTACAGCTCGCCTACCTCCGCGTACTGCAAGACCGCGCGTTTGTTTTTTGAGGCAATGACCGGAAAGCCACCGGGTAAGGACGGCGAGGGCCTCATAATGCGCGCATGCAGGGCTATGCGTGCCGTCCCGATCTGTACAGAAACCGTCGAAAAAATCTGATTTTCTGTACGAGCGCGGTCCGAGCATCCTGAGGCAAACTCCGTGCAACAAGTCGATTTGCACGGACAATCCCCATGTCTCGGCGGCTCACGGCCCTCGAACTAATTCGGAATTTCGACGAGCTGCCTGACGACGCAGTCGTTTCGCTTGAGGTGTCCCGTATCATCCGCGGCGGCGTATCGGAATGGTCGGACCGACGTAATCCCGACCCGAGACTGCAGCGCGTACCAATCTCACTTAATCGCTTCGGCCATCGCGTCGGCAGTATCCGCGCGGTGGTTCGTAGCGCGACCTAATGCGAGGCGCCGGCCCTGCCAGGGGCGGCGCTTTCGCATTTTTACGGGGATGCCTTCGGTAAGGAGGCGGCGCGCCCTGGAAGGATAAGTCGCCGCCTTCGGGTTCGACACCCGACCTCTCCACCACCGCCGCCGGCCCGCCAAGACCGACAACGTAAGGAGAAGCATCGTGCATATACCCCGGCATTTCCATAAATACCAGTGCGCTGTTGAACAGGCGCTTGTCGCCTTCCTCAGATCGGAAGGGGTCGAAGTCGACGCATACGACGGCGACATCTCCATCCGCGCCCTCGCTAAGGATGCCCCGGACATTCGGGTCAGGGTGCAGGACATCCTCTCAATTTCGCTGAACGACCTCGCGCGCGAGCTCACGGAGGCCCTCCGATGAGCATCATGTCCGCACACGTCCTCGCGGCTCGCCAGCGATTCATCGAGGAGATCAGCCGAGCGATTGGAGCGCCCCGGGATATCGCCTGGTTCGCCATGCGCATGCTGCCGCAGACCATCAAACAGCTCGAAGCGGAAATCGAGAAAAAGCGCAGGAACGCAGGCGTTGGAGGCCGCGCAACATGACTCTCAGAATCATCAGCGCCGGCCAGCGACAGGCCGAGTCGCGCGGCGCCAAGATGCTGATCACCGGTCCGACCGGCGTCGGCAAGACAACGCTCCTGCGCACGCTCGATCCGGCGACAACGCTGTTCGTCGACATCGAGGCCGGCGACCTCGCGGTACAGGACATCGCCGTCGATACCCTGCGCCCGCGCACCTGGCCGGAGTGTCGAGACCTTGCCGTCTACCTGGCTGGCGCTAACCCGGCTGTGCCGGTCGATGCCGTCTACAGCAACGCGCACCTCGATAGCGTAATCGACGAGTTCGACCGCCCCGAGGGAGTCGCCCGATATCGCACTTTCTTTGTCGACTCGATCACCGCCGCCGGGCGCTTGTGTTTTGCGTGGGCGAGTCAGCAGCCGGAAGCGTTTAGCGAGCGTAGTGGTAAGCGCGACCTTCGTGGCGCTTACGGACTTCACGCCCGCGAGATGTGCGCCTGGCTGATGCACCTGCAGCAGGCCCGCGCGGTCAACGTCGTCTTCCTCGGAATCCTTGAGACCGTCATCGACGATTTTAATAGGACCGAGCACCGACTGCAGATGGAAGGCAGCCGCACCTCGCGCGAGCTGCCGGCCATCACCGATCAGGTTGTCAGCTACGTCTGGATCACCTTCCCCGGCGACGATACGCCGACGCGCACCTTCGTGTGCACCTCGCCGAACCCCTGGCAGTTCCCGGCGAAGGACAGGAGCGGTCGCCTCGACCAGCTCGAGCCGCCGCATCTCGGCAAGCTGTTTGACAAGCTCACGAGGCCCGGCGGCGACCTCGTCGAATTCCCGGCCGCCAAACTAACCCCCGAAGCAAGTACCGAAACAACTACCGAAGCAACTACCGACCTAAAGCAAACAGGAGGCTCTCATGGGAGCATTTGACTACAATACCGCCGACGGACAACGCGATCTCGACGTCATCCCGAACGGAACCATCGCGGTCATCCAGCTCAACATCCGGCCCGGCGACGTCGGCGAAGATGGCATTCTTAGGCGCAGCAGGGACGGCGGCTGCGAGATGCTCGACTGCGAATTCATCGTGGTCGCGGGTCCGTACGCCAAGCGCAAATTTTTCAGCAACATGGTCCTCTCCGGCACGACCGACGGTCATGCGCAGGCGGCGGACATTACGCGCGCCCGGCTACGGGCGATCTTGGAGTCGGCGCGCAGTATCAAGCCGACCGACGTATCGGAAGCCGCGAAGAAGGCGCGGGTCGCCGAATATCGCGATTTCGACGGAATTCGCTTCATGGCGAAGATCGGGATCGAGCCGGCGAAGGGCGAGTACAAGGCGAAGAACACCATCACCTCGGTGATCACGCCGGATCAGAAAGAGTGGCACCCGATCGAGCAGGTCGAGCAGCCGCCCGCACATGCGACGCCGGCAGCGGTGACGCCCGCCAGCAAGACGATCGTCAAGCCGACCTGGGCGCAGTGATGCGTCGCAGGAGACAAATCTACCGGCCGTCCGCCAGCGCAATCGAGGATGCCTGGCAACGACAAGCCACGCGCGTTGCGATCGAGAAGGCCCGTGCCGTCGTGAGCGGCGGCGCGGTGCCTCCGATGACGCCGATCGGGCGCCTGACCGATACCGAATGGGGATGGATCGTCACTGCGATCCTGTTCGGCTGGATCAGCGAGCGCGCCACGCAGGCGACCAGCAACGGGCTCGATACGGAAAAGACGATTCAAGACATCAGCCTCGAGCCTCGCCCGTGGGATGCCGGAACGATCGGAGTGATTCTGCCGGAGCTCGCCGACGCACCGATCGACTGGACCGCGTCTCTATCCGAGCTCTCACGCGACGAGATGATCGCCTTCCTCGGCGTGGCCTACACGCTCATCGACAAGGCGATGCAGGCGCGCGAGCTGGGCGGGAACACGATCACCAGAAAATCACCGGATGGCACAGCGGAGATCGCGGACGCGAGACTGGATTCGGATGCGTTTGTGCCGTTCTGACAAAGGAGAATCACAATGATCACCGCAGACGACGAGCTGAAAGATGTAGCGCGACAGGCGGACCAGCTTTCGCGCGAGGCTCTCTGTGTTTTGGAGGAATTGCACGACCTGCTTATCGATATCGAGGAGGGCGATATCGACGAGGACCTCGTGGAGGAGGTTAAGGCGACTTTTCAGGATGTGGAGGCCCTGGCCGGAGCCATCGGCCGCTGGCGATTGCGTCTGAAAGAACCTGCTCCGACGTCAGTGCCGGCGTAACTCAGGGAGAACAACAATGACTATAGCCGACATACAACGCGAGGCAGGGCTGCGGCTGGCGATAGAGGCCGCAGGAACGCGCTATCGCCTCGCCATCATACAACGCGAGGCAGGCCTGCAGCTCGCAATCGAGGCGGCGGGAACGCGCTATCGCCTCGCCATGCTGCTCGGCATTCGTCCGGCGTCGGTACTCAAATGGTGGCGCGTGCCGAGCGATCGCATTGTTCAAGTCGAGCGCGTCACCGGCATTCCGCGAGAGAAACTACGGCCCGATCTTTATCGGTCGATATCAACGCCGGTGTCGTAATCGTATCATGCTCGTCGATTTCAACCGCACCGAAGCTTCCGCTGCGCCTGCCAGCATCGCCATCAATGCGGTGCTCGATGCCGGCGCGCGGGCCGAGTCGGAAAAGACGCGCAACTACCTCGGCGCCAGTGCGGTCGGACATCCGTGCCTTCGTAAGGTGCAATTCGACTGGATGTGCGACCCGGTACATCCGACCCGAATTCGCGACATCTTTGCGCGCGGACATTTCTTCGAGCAGCAGACCCGGGAGCACTTTGAAAGGGCCGGATTTCGGTTCGCGGAAAAGGACCGGCTTGAGTTCGAGACTCTCGATGGCTGGCTGCGCGGCCATGCCGACGGGATCTTCCTCTCCGGCCCGGACATCCCTGGTGTCACCTATCCGGCGCTCTGGGAGCACAAAGCGATCAACGCTAAGGGCTGGCGATCGCTAGAACGTGACGGCCTGGCCAAGAGCTATCCGCAATACGCCGTCCGAATCGCCTTGTACCAGTTCCACCTCGGAATCGAAGAGGCGCCCGCAGTCTTCACCGCTACCTGCGCGGATACGTGTGAGCGGCTCCATATCCTCGTCCCGTTCGATGCCGAGCTGGTGGCCGCGACGATTCAGCGGGTGCAGCTGGTCGTCGACGCCACACGCGCCGGCGAGCTGCTGCCGCGCATGACGGACGACTCGAACAACTGGCGCTGCCGACTGTGCGGTCACCGTGAGAGGTGCTGGCGACAATGATCGACATCGGCACCGAGGAGAAGCTGGAGAAGCTCGTGCGGATGTTGTCCTCCGACAAGGAGGGCGAGGTAGTGGCGGCCGCGCGCGCGATTCAGCGCACGCTGAGCAATGCCGGCAGCGACATCCACGAGCTCGCCGAGCGCATCAAGGGCGGCAAGCTCTCCGAAACAGCTATGCGCAAGATCTACGACGCCGGGTTCGAGGCCGGGAAGGACGAAAGCGCCGCGGAGAAGGGTTTCAGCGACACCACCGCCGGTCCGTCCTGGCTGCAGATGGCGGAATATTGTGCCGAGCACGACAACGGCCGCCTGACCCCGAGGGAGCGCGAATTCGTAGACGATATGACCCGCTGGTGCATGCGCCGGGAGCCGACCGAGAAGCAGGGGAAATGGCTGCACCTCCTCTACGTGCGAATAGGACGGCGGCGATGACGGCGAAGGTAGTAAGGACAAAGCCCGCGACCCTCAGCGGCAATCTCGCGCACCTGCCGGCCGCCCTGGCGCCGCTGGTCACGATCGACCATTGGGTCATATGGCGGTGGGAGTGGCGGAAGGACGGCTGGACCAAGCCGCCCTACATGGCAGCGCCCGGCCGGCGCGCGCACGCCAGGAACAACGACCCGGCCACCTGGTCGAGCTACTCCGCTGCGCTCGCCGCTGTGCAAACCACCGGCGGCAAGTTCGACGGTATTGGATTCGCCCTGCTCAAGACGTCGTTCGACGTCGTCGATCTCGACCACTGTGTCGATCCCGCGACCGGCGAGGCAGATGCGTGGGCCAGGGCCTGGGTTAACGTCGCGAACGGGGCCTATGTCGAGCGGACACCCTCGGGTACGGGGTTGCGTATCATCTGCGAGGGAGGCGCCGGCGCCGAAAAGCTGCACCGGAAATGGCCGATCAAGGACGCCCCGCGCGAAAAGGCGTGGATCGAAATCTATCGGAACTGTGAGCGCTATATCACGATCACCGGCGCCCAGATCGGCGATTGCAAGGAGCTGGGGCCCGGGGAGGGCCTGCTGGAAAAGATCAGGGCGCGGTATGAGGCGCGATTCGACAACGGTGGCGGCGAGACCGGTTTCGACTTTAACCAGGCCCGCGCCCAGGCCGACACCGGCAAGGTTGACTACGACGAGGTGATCCGCAACGGGGCGCCCGCCGGCGTCGACGTCAGCGCGCTCTTCCATTCCGTCGTCGGTCACCTCAACGGCAGGGGCATGTCGATTGATGAGATTGCCGATGAGCTGGCGAAATGGCCGAATGGAATCGGCCAGCGCTATGTCGGGCGGCTGCAGCAGGAGGTCGAGCGCTCGTTCCAGAAGTTCAAGGCCAGGCGGCGTATTTCACCGGATCAGAGCGAGGGCGAGCCCGAGGAGCCGATGGAATGGGACGGAATGACCCGGAAGAGGGTTCCGCGGTCGACCGGTACCAACACCCGGCGGGCGCTGCGGGCGCTGGATATCGACTGCCGCTACGATCGTTTCCACGACAAGCTGCTGGTCAATCGCGAGAGCGGTAACCTTGACCACACCGCGCTCATGCTGCGCATCAAGGTCCTCAAGGCCTTCAAGTTCGAGCCGACCACCAAGCACACGGTCGATGCCCTCATTCAGCTCTGTATTGAGAATGAGTTCGATCCGGTCGCGGACTATCTCAACGGCCTGACCTGGGACGGGACGCCGCGACTCGACCGCTGGCTGCCGACCTATCTCGGCGCCGAGGACAACGAGCTCAACCGCGAGTTCGGTCGCATTTCACTGATCGCCGGGGTGCGCCGCGTTCGGCATCCCGGCGTCAAGTTCGACCCGATCATCGTGCTCGAAGGGCCGATGGGGACGGAGAAATCGAAGGCGATCGAGACGCTCGCCGGAATCGAGAACTTCAGCGACCAGACCATCCTGGGCGCGCGCGACCGGGAGCAGCAGGAGCTGCTGGCCGGTGTGTGGTTGTTCGAGATCGCCGAGCTGAGCAATATCCGCAAGACCGAGGTCGAGCATATCAAGGCGTTCGCCAGCCGCACCCACGACCGCGCCCGGCCAGCGTATGGCCGGACCCGGGTCGACCAGCCGCGGCGCTGCATCCTGTTCGCGACCACCAACGACGACAAGTATTTGAAGATGGCCGACCGTCGATTCTGGCCGGTGCGCACAACGACCATCGACATTGGGGCCCTGAAGCGCGATCGCGATCAGCTGTGGGCCGAGGCGGCGCTACGAGAGAGTGAGGGCGCGTCAATCGTGCTGAATCGCAAGCTCTGGGATGCGGCGAAGGTCGAACAGGAGGCGCGCGAGGACGAGGACCCCTGGGATGCGGTCCTAGAGCAGGTGATCGGGACGGTCGAGCAGGACGAGGAGCGGGTTTCGACCGCAGACCTGCTGAGTACGGTCATCGGCATTCATATCAGCAAGCAGCGCGACCTCGATTATAAGCGTCTCAGCCGCCGCATGCGTCACCTGAAATGGGATGGACCGAAACCGATGCGGATCGCGGGCAAGGTGACCAAGGGTTACTCGCGCCCGCGCGCCCGGGACGGTCACACAGATGTATCAGCCTGACATCGCCCAACCCGGCGACGCGCTGGAGTTACTGCATTCGCTGCCGGATTGCTGTACGCCGCTAGCTTTCTTCGACCCCCAGCACCGCACCGTGCTCGACAAGCTCCAATACGGAAACGAGGGCGCGCGACAGAGGGGTCGCGCCCGGCTGCCGGCGATGACCGATTCGTATATCGAAGCCTGCTGCCGCGAGAGCGCGCGCGTGCTGCAACCGAGCGGCTACTTGATGCTGTGGCTCGACACGTTCCGCATCGGCGAGGCGCTCAACGGCCACGGCCTGGGGCTCGCCGACATCTTGCAATGCGTCGATATCATCGCCTGGGACAATCTCCGCATGGGCAACGGTTATCGTTCGCGAAGACGGGGCGATTACCTGGCCGTCCTGCAGAAGCCGCCGCTCGCGGCAAAGCGCACCTGGCGGGACCATGGCATTCCCAATCGATGGGTTGAGAAGGTGGATCGTAAAGAGCATCCGCACATCAAACCGGTCGGGCTAATCACGCGCCTGATCGGGGCGACCACAGCGCCGGGCGATCTCGTCGTCGATCCGGCGGCCGGCAGTTTCACCGTCATGCGTGCCGCTCACGAGCTCGGCCGTGAGTTTATCGGTTGCGACCTTGCCTACACCTTCAAGGTGCTCGCGACACCCGCACCAGAAGCCACCGGAAGGGCTGGCATCGTGCCTCTACAGGCGCGGGTCGGCTGACCTTCACATCCGCATCGAGCAGCACAAAACATGTAGCTACGAGTTACACGATGCCCGAATTCACGATCGACGATATGTACCGATTCGCGAGCGAAGCCTGGGGTCCGCTCGGAACGGCGACGGTCGACCGGTGGCAGGAGTTCAATGCGCGCTATTTCGCCGGGCGCTTGAGGCCCGTGCCGCTCGTGATCACGAATACGCTGCCGTTTGGCAGGCGATCCGCCTTCTGCTCCTACGACCCATCCGCCTCAGGACGGACAATCACCCTGAACGTACCCAAGGATCACCAGGCGCTGCTCGCCGATAACGATACTCTGCTGCATGAAATGGTCCATCAGGCGCTGTTCGAGCGCGGTACAGATGCCGCGCACGCGAGCGCCGGCTGGCGTGGTGAGATCATGCGCCTGCACGAGATCATCACCGGTTCGAAGATTTGGGCTGGACGGTCGGTCACGAAGCGGATCGACGGCAAGGTCGTCCGCATCAACGAGCCGCGTAACGACGGGACCGTATCAATGACGCAAGGCTCAATCGCGCGATGGCCGCACTCCGTCGGGATCAATCTAGGACGGCTTGGTGTAACTTTTAGCTAGATGTTGCACCCGTTACACCCGTAACGACCCGGTAACAGAAATTCTTTCGTAAAATCATACTCGTTTACTTCGTAACTCCTGTTACCCCTTTTCTCTTATAGAGGTTGTAGAAATAAAAAACGCTGTAGAGAGCACAAACTATGGTGTAATGGCGTTTCCGCGTTACAAGCTCCGTACCCTTCTCCTCGTCCTACCATCGATGTTAACGTCGAACCCTCTCCAAAATATCCGCTCACCTTCCTACCCAACGATCGTTCACCACCTGCATTGCCCACTGATGGTGCGGTTATGCTAAGTTATTGGAACGCAACAGCTATCGCTCGCTCGCTCGTGCCTTCCGCACGCCTCGGGAAGGCAGCGGGAAGATGCGCCAGGCGGAATGCGAGGCGGCGCCGAACGCAATGCCGGGGCTGCTTTCCCGCGCAACCTGCTTGTAACGGGTAGGAATGACCTGGGGAGGCGTACGCCGGCATCGGCTTTCGCGGCAATCGATCAGGGATTGACCGCGCAATGCCGTTGCGAGTCCGCACTGTAGGAATGTTGGTCGTGCGGATACAGGAGGGGGCGGCACCGACCTTAGCGCGGGTCGCCCGTGCGTTTGTTTGGGCGGTGGGTCCCATCCATCATAGTGGTGACGAATTTCGCACAGGCGGCGCGTATGCCGGGCTGTGGTGGTTGGTTTGTATTGACACCTGATGATGGGCGGCGCATGCGCTTTGCCGTGCCAGAGGCGGCGGCTGATGGGCGAGCAGCGGGTTATTGCCGAGGTTCGGGATTACGACGGCTTCACCGCTGGCCTTCGTGCATGGATTGCCGAGCTTGGGACCACCTATGAAAGCGTGAACGACCTGGTTGGATTGGCCCCGAATTATCTGGCCAAAATGATCTCCCGCAGTCCGGTGCGCTCGTTTTCGAGGATGAGCTTGGGCAATACGCTCGCCGGGCTTGGGCTGAAGATTTTGCTGGTAGTCGACGCCGAGAAGCTTGCTGAGATGCGGCCGCGCTACGAGCCGCGCAAGAAAACGCATTATACGAGCGCGGCTATACCAGCGCAGAAATCGACGCCATTGCGAGGCAATCCTGAGCTGGCGCGGTTTTATGCGCATCGGAGGGTGCTGTTGCAGTCGCCGCAGCGAAGGCGTGCGATTGCGCGCAAGGCGATCCGGATCAGGTGGCAGCGCGCGAGGAAGGTTGCGCCTGAGTGCGTTGAGAAGCCCTCGTAATTGTTCATCATGCCTCCGAACGATTGCGGAGGTTTTCATGAAAGCGAGTGAGAGTTCTTTATCGGTGCCGATGCCGGCGCCGTTGCGGGAGTACGTTCGCGAGCAGGCGCGGCTGGAGGAGAGGAGTGAGGCGGCGATCATCAGGCGGTTGGTTGCCGAGGCGGCGCGCCGGCAGCGGCCGGGATCGGAGGCGGCATGAGTTTCTGGTTGGGTGAAATTTACAAACTGCAGGCCCATGCCGGGCAGGCCTGCTGGGCGGAGTATCAGAGATTAGTTGCTGAATGCGACGCGTCGGCATTCGACAGTGAATGCCACCGTGCTTTGGCCAAGTGGCAGCAGGCGTGGGTGCAGAACTCGCAGGCCGTGATTGCAGCGGCCGAGGCGAAGGCGGCGCAAGAGGGGAAGGACGTATAGCCATGATGGGAATGGTATCGGTAACGGGGGTAGACCCCGGTGCCCTGCGCGATGCGCAGATGCTGGTCAACATCGTCAATCTGATCAGCGAGCCGGATCGCCGGACGCTGGTCGCGCAGTTACAGCAGTTGGCCGACGCGGTGAAAGCGCACAACGCCGCGCTCGCCGAGATCGGGAAGCGCGAGGCGGCGGTCCTTCACCGTGAGCAACAGGCCACCAAGCATGAGGAGACGCTTCGCCAGCGCCTGACTGACGTTGCCGAGCGTGAGCGGCGGGCGACGGCCGCAATGCAGCACATTGAGGAGAAGCGCGCCGAGTTGGAGCAGTTTAGGAATGAAATGCAGGGCTGGACCAAGGCGGCTGCATAAGGACGGAGCCTATCAGATGAGCGCGCACAACACGCTTTCCAAGGCATTCAACGATACGTGTAACGCCCTCGAAGCCGCGCGGCAGGTTTCTGTCGCCGCGTCGACCACCCAGGCCGCCGCGACCAGCGCCGAGATCACCTACTTTCGCGCCTGCTACAAAGCCGCTCTCGCCAACAATATCTCGCCGGCTGTGTTTGTGCAGGCGTTGTTCAGCCTTGGCGTGCGGAGTTGACGGTTTACGGGCCGCCGTGTTCACGACGGGCGGTTCGCATGGCTGCAAACTTGAAGTCGAGGTGCTCGCATCTCGGAAGGATGGAACCTGTTTGCAGCCCGCTTTGGCGGGACGGGCTTGCGCAAGGGTCCTGACCGTCACTGTGCCCTCGGCCCTCGCTTGAGCGGGCCGGGGGCACTTCCACGTAAGCAGAGGTTGATTGAATGGCTGCATCGGCTCGTAAGGAAACGGTATCTTCACCGACACCACCGTCAGCGACCGACCGGCTCGCAGCCGCGCAGGCTGCGTTGGAGGAAACCGATCGCAAGATCGTTGAACTCGATCGCCGCCGGAATGAATTTTTGCTCGCCGATAATAACGCAGAAGCGATCAAAACCGGCATCGAGATCACGAACCTCAAGCTGGAAGCCCGCGCACACGCCGACAAGCTTGCGCTGTTGAGGGAGAAGGCCGCCGAGGAGGAGCAGGCGCGGCGGGCGCAGGAGAAGGCGATCCTTGTCGAGAAGATCGAGACCAAGCTCGCGCAACGCGACAAGGCGATGGACGATGTGGCCGCTGCCATCAAACAATTAGCGACGGCCTCCGAGAAGGCAATCAACATCGGCTGCGACATTATTGCTGCGTGGTCATGGCCGTCGCACGATCTGCCTCCCGCATTGTTGACGGTGCAGTCCGTAATGACCGCCATTAGCCACGAGCTTTTCAAGGCTTCCCATCATCCACGTAGATACGGCGGAGCCGATACTGATCCGCTCGCCGGTCACTCGCTGCCGGGTTCGCGTTCTCCGACATTGCAACTGGCCGAGGACCCCATGCGCGTGCGGCCGATGGCGGATGTGGTCGCGGATGCCTCCGCGTTCGCGAAGCAGTTCCTGCACACCGGCAAGTCGAGCAGCGCCGGCGCGCCGGACCAAAAGGATGCGCCGCATGGGCAGATGCGCGTCGCCGACGCGCAACCGAAGCAGGCGGTTATAAATGGCGAGGCGCTTCAGCGCACCGATGCCGAGCAGCGGTTGTCTGATCTCCGTGTCCAAATGGCCAAGCTTGCAGAGGACGTGACACCAGCGGGTGAGGCCGAGTATCTGCGCGTCGTCGCCGAGATGGCAAAGGTGGACGCCGAGGTAAGGGCCGAGCAAAAAGTAGGAGCACAACAACACCATGGTTGATCCATCAGGTGCCCCGCCCGCCGCTGACGCTGGTGCCGCCCCGGCTGCGAGCCCCATGACGCGCCCGGAAATTTTGGACCAGATCTACGCGTCGCCGCCGGAGCAGCGCGCGCAGCTTTATCAGCAATATTCAGACATCTACCATCGGCCGCCGCCGGGGCCTACTGCGGAGCAAGTGGCGGCCAGCCAGGACGCGCACGCCGCGGAGGTACGCCTTGCCGCGCTGACGAGCAACGTGGATTGGATAAGAAAATACACGGCGGGATCGCCCGCCGAGCGCGCCGAGTATGAGGAGCTCAGAGCAATAATTGCCGCCGGCGCCGACGAGACTGGAATGTCCGTTCGTGTTGGGGATGCCGAAATTGTTGACGCGGTTTCCGACCCGCATGGCGTTCGACGATCCGATTTATTTGGCGCGCTATCTGATTTGACCCGGGATGGAATCCCCGAGGCAACCCTTCCGAAAGTGTTAGATGGTGATTGGAGCGATGGAGACTATGAATTCGGCTCGCGTGAGCTCGACCGGCTCAAGAATGACCCTGATTGGCAGAGGCGTCTGCTCTCGGGCAATCGCACGGCCCGGCATGAGCAGCGAGCGTGGTCCATCATTGCTGGTTCTCGGATGGTGCTGTGAATTGATGAGCGCCGTGGTTGACCGTTTCATCGCTGACCTAGAGCGCGATCCCAGGTTTGCCGATCTCGCGCAGGATTTTGCGCATGCGTTCTCCGCACTTGATGAAGAGGCCTGTACTAACGCTAGTGCTGCGGGCTTATTCGAGGCGCTGATTTATGTGATCTCGCGCCGGGACAGGTTGTTGCGAGAGAAGGTCGAGAAAATTGGCGAATTGATCCGCAGGCGCGGTGAGCAGCGAGGACGAATTAGGGATCTCGTAGGATGGCGCTGAAGGCCTACCGCAAGATTTTCAAGGACCCGAGCCGCGACCCGGTTCCGGAACGCGGCCCGGCAATGGCGGCATTGCCTCCCAAGTGGCAGGCCTGTGTAGACGCGCTATTCCTGACCAACGGCGATCAGACGAAATCCATTGTGATCGCCGGCTATAAAGGCAAGCGCGATTCGCTCAGGGTGATGGCGCATCGCATCTTCCATGATGACCGCGTGCGGCTTGCCATCAGGGAGGAATGTGCCAAGCGCATTGACGTAAGCGAGCCGGAGCTGATGGCGCAGACCTTCAGCATTATGCGCAACGTCGGCGAGAGCGCACGCGACCGGCTCAACGCCATCGCAATGGTGTGGAATCGGGCGAATCCGATCCTGCACAAGACCAAGATTGAGGTTGAGTCACGTCATGACCGATGACGAGCGCGATATCCGGCACTGGAGGGCGCTTAAGAAGCTGAGCGCACCGGAGTCCGCATTCCTTGCCCGGTTCGGCGCGAATGGCATGGCGCGCGTCGCTGCGCTTGTCCTGGCCGAGGAGGCCAGGCTCCGCGAAATCGAGGCGCCGGTGATCGAAGCCGAATACGAGGCGGTCAATGAATGACGAGCGGGACGTCGAGCTCGGCCGCATCGCCGCCGAGATCGAGGCCGAGGCCGCCAACGCGCGGCGTTATCGGCGCATAGATTTCTGGACCCCGTACCCCAGGCAGGCCGAATTCTTCGCCACCGGCCTGCGCTGTCGCGAGCGCGGGCTTTTCGCCGGGACACAGCTCGGAAAGAGCGAGGCTCTTTCGTTTGAGGTCGCCGTGCACCTGACCGGCCTTTATCCGCCTGATTGGCCGGGCCGCAAATGGGACCGGCCGGTTCGCGCCTGGTCGGTGGGCGAGAATCAGAAGATGGTCCGCGACATCATGCAGCGGAAGTTGTGCGGCGAGCCCGGCAGCGTAGAGTCGTTTGGCTCGGGCATGATTCCCAAGAGTCTGTTCACTGCCGACCCTGTGCTTGCCAGGGGCGAGTCGAACTGCTTCGACACCATCCAGGTCCGGCACAGGAGCGGCGGCACATCGGTGCTGCGCTTCCGTACCTACCAGGCCGGCGCGGTGGCCCTGCAGGGTGAGACGCTCGACGTCGTGCACTTGGACGAAGAACCGTCCGACTACGCGGTCTACTCCGAATGCCTCGCCCGCGTGAGCGCGACCGGCGGCATGCTCATGATCGGATTTACGCCGCTCAAAGGCATGTCCGAGATCTCGTCCCGTTTCCGTAACGAGTTCTCCCCCGATCGGACCTACGTGCAATTCGGCATCAATGACGTGCCGGCGGATGGGCACATCCCCCCGGATGCAAGGGCCCGCATCATCGCCGGCTATCCCGAGCATGAACGGGAAGCACGCGCCAACGGCGAGCCGATGTTGGGCGAGGGCAAGGTCTACCAGACCCCCGAAAGCGAGATCATCGAGGACGCCGATCCTATTCGGTTCCCGACTTACTGGCGCTGGGGTTACGGAATCGATCTCGGACTCGATCATCCGTGGGCCTGTTGCTTGCTGGCCTGGGACACGGACCAGGATGTGATTCACATCGTTGCCGAGCTGCGGGTGCGAGGGCAGACGCCCGGGCAGCATTTCGCCCTCATACGCGCGCTAGAGATGCGGCTATTTGGGCGGATTATGGATTTCCCGGTGAGCTGGCCGGCCGATGCTGGTACGCGCGATCGCGGCTCAGGTGAGAGCGTCAAGCGGCTCTATCAGCAATTCGGGTTGAAAATGATGGCCGAGTTTGCCACACACGCAAACCTCAAGGGTCCCGCGGCTGTGTCATTGGAGGGCGGCGTTGCTGAGATCGACGCCCGCGAGCGCGCCGGCAAGTGGAAGGTGTCGCGGTCCTGCATTTGCTATTTGGAGGAGCGACGACTCTATCATCGCAAGGACGGCGAAATCGTGCGCCTCAAGGATGACGTTCTAGCCGCCGCGCGCTACGGCATGATGATGAGGCGGTGCTTCAAGAAGTTTGAAGATTGTAATGCGTGGGAAGGTGGCGGTCATTGGCCGGCCGCTAGCGGGAGACGTAGGAGCAGCGAGCCGCAGATGGCGAAGGGGCTGGACTTCGACGTATTCAGCACCACCGGCGATTATTGACACAGCGGCTTCGGCGCGTCTTTTTCCCCACCCCTGTTGCAATCTTCCCACGCGGTTCCCAATCGCGATTTCTGGGAAGATGGGAGTGGCTAATGAGCGAAAAAATCACGCTAGAACAAGTACAAAGCTTGGTTACGCGAGCTCCATACCACCGTTGGCTGGGGCTGAAGGTCGTTGCGCTGCACGCCG